CACACATCCGTGGAGAAGTTCCACCGCACATTACGCCTGAATATGACTTCTCCCGTCTCTCACCTTGGGGCTTGTGTCTACTTGGCGATCTACACTTTAATCATCGTTATGGCGACACTAACTGTTACTATCCTGGCTCTCCGTTAAATACTACTTTTGATCGTGATGAGACTCGTGAGTATGGGGTTGATATCTATGATGTAGTAGATTCTTATAACTATACTCGTAAGTTTCATAATCTAGATTTACCTAAACTAGTGCGTAGAAAGATTGCAGTCGGAGAAGAGATGCATTCGGATACTCGCAATCATGTAATGTATGAAGTTACAGGTTCGCTAGATGAACTTGCTAAGATTGAGAACTCAGCTTTGTTAGATAAGAAGATGGTTGAAAAGCCTGCTGAAGATTCTACTTTAGATCTAAAAGGTAAATCAACATATGAAGAACTTGAAATCTATCTTAACCATCTTAAAGTAACAGATGTAGAGCGAGTATTGAATGAATATAGATCTATCTCTTAATCGTGTTTACTGGGAGTATATTCAAAGTAAAACATGGGAAAGACCTGAGTTCTCTTATCTATGTTCCTCTATGCTTCCTAGTATTGGTGTTAGATGTACTGCTCCAGAATATAAACGTAGGTCTAAATCTTTCCATAATGATTTAACACAACTAGTAAAAGCTTTTGCTGAGAAGTACAAAGGGTATAGATTTGTCTTAGCCTTGTCAGGCGGTATTGACTCTGAAGTTACAGCTGAAGCTTTTTATCAACTTGGCATTCCATTTCATGCAATATCTCAAAGACTATTTGATGGCGCAAATAACTATGATATTGTCTATGCGGCAAAGTATTGTAAAGAAAGAAATATATCCCATGAGATCGTAGAGCTATCAAAAGATAAGATGTTAAGTAAGATAATACCTGATGCAGTAAAGCATGGACAATTTACACACTCTTACTCTCAGATTGCCTTAACTAATATATTCAGCTATGTAAGTAAAGATGATATTTTAATATTTTCTGGTCATAACCCTGATTGGCACAGAGATATAGGAATTGGTTGGTGGGAAGATTCACCTAATATAGTTAAGTATGCTCGTAACAAAGGTCATAACTTTTTTACGTTTACCTCTCTTGAACCTATCTTTTGTCACTATGCCGCTAACTTTGACTCTGAACAGCCTGGAGAGAAGAATAATGATTTTCTTTACGAAGCATTCCCACATCTGATACGAAGAGTGAAAATGACAGGTTGGGAAAAATCTGGTAATATTACAGGACAACTTGAGAATAAGATAAGAGAATCAGCGGCTTACGATTATCAATCATTTATTACTTGGGAAAGATTTACGATGGCGTATATGAGAAAAATATTTATACAGAAAGGTTTAGAAGGAAAGTATTATGAGTAATGTTACCCTACAACGTCTACAATTTTCTAATATGTTTTCATATGGAAAGTCTAATGTAATATCTTTAGATGGTAGTAAAATATCACAACTTACAGCCCCTAATGGAAGTGGTAAGTCATCTATTGCTATGATCATTCAAGAAATCTTATTCAACAAAAATGTAAAAGGAATTAAAAAAACTGATATTCTAAACCGCTGGTCTAAAGAAAAGAATTGGTCAGGATCCATAGAGTTTGATGTGGATGGTGTAGACTATGAAGTAAAGGTACAGAGAAGCGGTGCGTCTACGAAAGTACAGCTATTCAAAACAGGCATAGATATATCAGATCATAAAGTATTAGATACATATAAAAGAATCCACGAAATTATAGGTCTTGATTTTGAAGTATTTTCTCAATTAACTTATCAGTCATCTACAGATTTGCTTGAGTTCTTAAAGGCAACGGATGCTAATCGTAAAAAGTTCTTAATCAATTTATTCAATCTTGAAAAGTATATTGAGATTGGCGATAAGATCAAAGCAAAGGCAACGTTAGTAGACAGAGATAATGTTAAACTAGAAGGCGAGTTAAAGTCAGTAGAAGACTTTCTGAGGATTGTTGATATCCCAGAATACATGGAAGTTAAACCTTTACCTGTAGTAGATGAGTCACTTCAACAACAAATAGGTGTATTACAACAAGAGATTAATAATTATAATATCACCTGTAAGAAGATAGATAACAATAATCTGTATATAGAAGAGATAGAAGAGTTGCAGTTTGAATCTGGTTTAAGATTGCCTATAGCTCCAAAATTTGTTGATCAATATCAGACCCTTAAGCATGACCTAGTAATATTAGGTAGAGAAATTTCTACTCTTGAAAACGATTTATCAAATATAACTATTCTTGATAAGTGTCCTTCTTGTGGACAAGACATTGATACGACACATCTAGAGTCTATGCAAGATGACATTCAACAAAGTATTAATGTAAAGACCAAGACAAAAGAAGAAGGATTGCTTCAGGCACGAGAATGGAGTGATATTATTAAACAGTATCACGAAGATGTGAAAACTTATGAAACTAACAAAAGAAGTATAGAGCGATTTGAACAACTTACACAAATAATTGATAAAGAGTTAGCAACAGACTACCCTGATGTTACAGATATTAAACAACAAATTAGGGAACTTACTGCTGAATATACTTCTCAGACTAAAGAGTATGATGAAGGAAATGATCATAATCGTAGCGTTGCAGCACATAATGCTAAAGTTGACACACTTATTAATCAAAAAGAAGAATTTACTATTAGACAATCATCTATAAAGGGTGATACAATCTCTAAACATGATCAGTTAAATTCTTTAAATATTCTTAAAAAAGCATTTTCTACTTCAGGCATAGTCGCGTTTAAGTTAGAGAACTTAACTAAAGAATTAGAAGTTTCAATAAACCATTACTTATCTCTTTTAAGTGATGGGCAGTTTCAGATTGAGTTCAAGCTAGATAAAGAGAAACTGAATATCTCAGTTGTAAACAACGGTATAAGAACCCCTATCGAGACTGTATCTGGAGGAGAATTTTCTCGTATCCAGACTTCCATACTCTTAGCAATTCGTAGTCTGCTTTCTAAATTAGGAGGAAGCAGTGTAAATCTCTTATTCCTTGATGAGATAACAGGGGTACTAGATGATGAAGGCAAAGAAAAATTAATTGAAGTTTTGCAAAATGAGAGCAATTTAAATGTGTTCTTAATTTCTCATGACTTTACCCACCCTCTGATAGATAAAATTTCTATCGTTAAAGAAAATAATATATCTGTTATACAGTAAGGAACTAAAATGATTGAAGTAATTAAACGTGATGGAAGTCGCGAAGCATTAGATATTGAAAAATTACATAAAGTAGTTACCTTTGCTTGTAATGATATTAACGGTGTTAGTGCTAGTGAAGTTGAGATCAATTCTCAAATTCAATTCTTTGATGGTATAAAATCCTCTGATGTACAAGAGACCTTAATTAAATCAGCGGCAGATTTAATTAATGAAGAAACTCCAAATTATCAATGGGTTGCAGGTAGATTAATTAACTATCATTTACGTAAAATGGTATATGGTCAGTATGATCCGTGGGATTTAAGAACACTAGTTGTAAAAAATATAGAAGCAGGCTTTTATGATCCAGCTATTTTAGAATCTTATTCTAAAAAAGATTTTAATGATCTAAATAAGTACATTAAACATAAACGAGATGATACTCTTACTTATGCTGCTATGGAACAGTTCCGTGGAAAGTACTTAGTACAGAACCGTGTAACTGGTGAAATTTTTGAAACCCCACAAATGGCTTATATGTTAATTGCCATGACACTATTTAGTGGTTACGACACCGACAGAATTATGTGGGTAAAGGACTACTATGATGCAATTAGCACATTTGATCTATCTCTGCCTACCCCTGTTATGGCTGGTGTACGTACTCCACAAAGGCAATTTTCTTCCTGCGTACTCATTGAAACTGGTGACAGTCTCGATTCTATTAACGCTACTACTAGCAGTATCGTTAAATATGTTAGCCAAAAAGCAGGTATTGGCATCGGAGCAGGAAGTATCCGTGCCCTTGGAAGTCCCATTAGAAGCGGAGACGCTTACCATACAGGAGTTATACCTTTTTACAAAATGTTTCAAAGTGCGACTAGATCCTGTAGCCAAGGTGGTGTGCGAAACGGAGCCGCTACACTGTATTATCCAATCTGGCATTATGAAGTTGAAGATCTCTTGGTGCTAAAGAATAATAAAGGCACAGAAGACAATCGTGTGCGCCACATGGACTATGGTGTACAGTTTAACAAACTGATGTATGAGCGATTACTAACAGGTGGTAATATTACTCTATTCTCGCCTAGTGATGTACCAGGATTATATGATGCTTTCTTTACAGATCAGGATAACTTTAAGTATTTATATGAAAAAGCTGAAGTACATCCTAATATTCGTAAAAAGTCAATTCCAGCTATTGAGCTATTTAGTATGTTTATGGAAGAACGTAAAAATACAGGACGTATTTACTTAATGAATGTTGACCATGCTAATACTCATTCTTCTTTTGTAGAGTCTCAAGCACCTATTAAACAGAGTAACTTATGTTGCGAAATTAATCTTCCAACTAAACCATTAAATGATTTTAATGATGAAGAGGGTGAAATTGCATTGTGTACTTTAAGTGCTATCAATTGGGGTAAAATTAATAGCCCTGACGATTTTCAAAAGCCCTGTGAGCTTGCTGTTAGAGGATTAGATGCTTTACTAGATTATCAAAACTACCCAGTTAAGGCAGCAGAAAAAGCTACTAATAACCGAAGACCTTTAGGCGTAGGTATTATTAATCTTGCGTATTTTCTAGCCAAAAACAATACTACTTACCAAGAACCTGATTTAGATCTTATTGATAAGTACGCAGAAGCATGGAGTTACTATTTAATTAAAGCATCTTCTGATCTAGCTATTGAGCAAGGAGCTTGTCCCTTAAACCTTGAGACTAAGTATGGAACAGGTATTACACCTAATCAGACTTATAAAAAAGACTTAGACGAGCTTATTCCTCATGTAGAACGTATGGATTGGAAAGCACTACGGGAACAACTAGCAACAACTGGTATTCGTAATAGTACTTTAATGTCCTTAATGCCTTCAGAAACGTCTGCTCAAATATCTAACGCTACTAACGGAGTAGAGCCTCCTAGATCTTTTGTATCTGTTAAGCAATCAAAAGATGGTGTTTTAAAGCAGGTAGTCCCTGGAATCCATAAATTACGTAATAAATATGATTTACTATGGGATCAGAAGTCACCAGAAGGTTATCTCAAGATTATGGCAGTACTACAAAAATATATCGATCAGGGTATTAGTGTAAATACTAGCTACAATCCTACCTTTTTTGATGATGAAAAAATTCCAATGAGTACTATGATTCAAGATTTACTTATGTTTTATAAGTATGGAGGCAAGCAATTATACTACTTTAATACATTTGATGGACAAGGCGAGATAGACATCTCAAAGTTAGATGAGTTACCTCAAGAAGAAATAGACGACGCAGACTGTGACAGTTGCGTATTATAGGAAAAAACAATGACAGTACTTAACACAAAACAAAATGACCATACAACCGCTAAAATGTTTCTTGATGAAGAAGCATTAGGTATGCAAAGATTTGATACTCTCAAGTATCGTGCATTTGATAAACTAACAGATAAGCAGTTAGGATTCTTCTGGAGACCTGAAGAAGTAGATGTATTACGTGATGCTGCTGATTTCAAGAACTTATCAGAGCATGAACAGCATATTTTTACTGCTAATCTAAAAAGACAAATTGTGCTCGACTCTGTACAAGGTAGATCACCTAATCTTGCGTTCTTACCTTTAGTAACAATTCCCGAACTTGAGACATGGATTGAAACTTGGGCTTTTTCAGAGACTATTCATAGTCGTAGTTACACACATATCATTCGTAATATCTATCCTAACCCTTCAAAAATATTTGATGAAATGATGGATATACAAGAAATTGTAGATTGTGCTGATAGTATTTCAAAGCACTACGATGAATTAATTGAAACTACTAAATGGTATGAATTATTTGGAGAAGGTATTCATAAAGTAACTTCTAAGGGTAGAGAAGAATGGACCGAAGGAACACTAGATACAGTTAACTTACAATATCATAATAAAGAAATATCTCTTTATGAATTAAAGAAACAGTTGTATAAGTGTATAGCTAGTGTTAATATTCTCGAAGGTGTAAGGTTCTATGTATCGTTTGCATGTAGCTGGGCGTTTGCTGAACTTAAGAAGATGGAAGGCAATGCTAAAATTATCAAATTTATTGCCCGTGATGAAAATGTACATCTAGGCTCAACACAACAAATTCTTAAACTACTACCAAACGACGATCCTGACTTCGCAAAGATTGCTAAAGAGTGCGAACAAGATGTGATTGATATGTTTGTTGAGGCAGTAGATCAGGAAAAGCAATGGGCAAGCTACTTATTCAAAGATGGCTCAATGATTGGTCTAAATGCACAACTGCTATCTGACTACATAGAATGGATTGCCAACAAACGTATAGTAGCAGTAGGTATGAAATCACCATATAAAGTGCCAAGAGCCAACCCTCTTCCTTGGACCCAGAAATGGATATCAGGTGCAGAAGTTCAAGTTGCACCACAAGAAACAGAAATCTCCAGTTATGTAATTGGAGGAACAAAACAAGACGTATCCAAGGATACATTCAAAGGTTTCTCTCTATGATTGATTTAAATAAATATAAAGAATTTGTACAGGAAGTTACTTCTAACGAGTCTAATAGTACTACACACCTAGTTAGAAAGTTAGAAGAACTCGATAACTCAACAGATGTTAACCTAGCTTTGTTATTGACAGGATCAATAGGAATAGCCTCAGAAGGAGGAGAATTTGCAGAAATTGTTAAAAAATGTGTTTTCCAAGGTAAACCATTGGATGAAGATACTATTTTCCACGCTAAAAGAGAGCTTGGTGATATCATGTGGTATTGGATCAATTCTTGCCGTGCTCTGGGCTTGGACCCTGATTCAGTAGTAGAAGAGAATGTACGTAAATTAGAATCACGCTACCCAGGCGGCTCGTTTGATGTTCATTACTCAGAGAATCGTCAAGAAGGTGATTTGTAATGAGAGCTACTATATGGAGTAGAACTAGCTGTCCTTATTGTGTAAGAGCTATAGATGATTTAGCTAGAAGAGGGTTTAATATAGATATAAAGTATATAGGGCAGAACGGCATTACTAAACAAGATTTATTAAGTATATTACCCAATGCTAAAACAGTTCCACAAATTTTTATTGAGGATGTTCATATTGGCGGGTATACTGATTTAGTGAAGTATTTTACTTCAGATAAGAAATAATCAAAGGAGATTTACTTGCCGAACGGTAACGGTAATGGTAAAAACCATTTAAAACGAGTCAGAATTGACGATTTATTAACTTTCCCACCTATTACAAATAATCAAGAAAAAACTTTTAAGTCATATAAAAACGGAAATCATCTACTTCTTCATGGGATAGCTGGTACGGGTAAAACATTTATGAGCCTATATCTAGCTCTGGAAGAAGTCCTTGACCCTTCTACTGTTTACGATGATGTATTTATAGTAAGATCTGCTGTAACTACTAGAGATATCGGATTCTTGCCTGGTGATGAGCAAGAAAA